CATCTATGATCCGATTGTTCTCAACCTTGATCTGAAGTTTCATAACATCTCCACATTCTGGAGCACCGACAAGACCAGTGCCAACAGAAGCATTCCTACTATCCAAACTACCAATATTTCTCGGTTTTTCATAGTGATCAAGTACCTTTTCGCTGTAAGCCATTATTTCCAGCCTAAATATTGTTTACCATCTGCCACAATATCCTTTATTGGTGTGAAACTTTCTCCACATCCACAGACATGTTCATACTTCAATCTTTTAAAAACAAATCCTTGTTCTACTAAATTTCCTATTTTATAATCTACTTCTACATCTCCAATTATATCATTAAGTATGTAGCCATCTACTACCAATTTAATATTATTCTGTGTAAAAACTAAATCTTCTGGTTTAACTTTATCTTCAACATCTAAACTATATTTCCATCCAGAACAACCACCTGCATTTGCACCTACTCGTAAATATGAATTTTCGATATTCTTATTTTCATCTTCAATCATTTCCTTAAAAACATTTGCTGCCTTTTCAGAAATTTTAAGTTCACATCCAGCTTGGACCTGTTTCATTTTTAATCTCCAAATGTTCATACATGAATGAAGTCCGACAACCACATGAACCCTTTGCTGACGGATTATTAAATTTTAATCCTCTATCATTTAAAGTATCTGACCAATCAATTTCTGTATCTTTAATATACAAATGACTTTTCTTATCTACTACAAGACCTAATCCAAATGAATTAAATTTCAAATCAAATTTTCCTTTATAGCTTTCAAAATCTACTGTATACGTAAATCCAGAACAACCACCTCCCTTGACACCTACTCGTACTACTGTATCATTAGAAACTTTTTGTTCTTTCATAATACTCACTATCTTTTTAGCGGCCTTTTCTGTCAAACGAATCATTATTAGGACCAAACTGGTACGGACAAATCTGGTCCTACTATAGAATTTCCAATTCCAAGAGTAACCGCATTTTCAACAAACCGTTCCAACTCTTTATCAAGAAGATTACTTTTACGGTCTTTCATTTCAGTATCTACATCTGCTGCCATTTGGTCAACCCAATATTGAACTGCCATTGCAAGAACATCAAGACGGTCATCATGAACCAACGCACCACGATCTTTTGTAATTCTGGTCATCTGGTGTGCCAACATATATTTAAGTTGTGCTTCTGGAGGATACTTCTGAACACTGGTATAGTCATTTTGAAGTGCAGTTCTATCCATAACCAGTCTATGTTGGTTCATAACCGGTTCCAGAACATCAATTATTCTCTTTTCTTTTTGAGTACTATGTCGTACTTCTTCAATGCTACATGGATAAATCTTGGTTAGCACCGGTTTCAGGAGTTCACTAAACATTCCATCACCAAAGTTTGACTCAACCAGAATCATATTTACTTTATGTTTTCTTGCAAGAACCGAAAGCACTCCAAGAACATCATTACTATATCCTCCTTCTATTCCACCAAAGTCACTACAGTAAAGAGTACCATTCAGCATTTTGATAATACAATATGCTGTTTCATCTTTTCCTCTTCCAGAGGGGTCAACTGCAAGAACCGATCCAGTATAGTCGATATATTCACCAGCAGTACTTATGGGTCCATAGAAGTAATCTCCGGGTAGACCAACATTAGGAATATCAATATAGTTATCTTTATCTCGACCCCAAATAACCTTTTCAGGTGCCTTATCTATATCAACATCCATAACCACAAGATCACTTAACTTAAGTGGAAACCTATTTTGGTCACTCAGTGAGGTATCCAGCATAAACTGAAGGGCAAAGCCACTTCTTCCATAAGAAAGCTCACGTTCCATAAGATCAAGGTCATCAAATCTCAGGGGATCAGTAGGTTTACCAACCAAATCTGGTTCCTTTTCTATACTAGTATATATAGAGGGACTCAGCTTATTAGAATATTTGGTTAGATTCGATGGGTACCTAGCTGGCCATATTCGTACTTTATATCCTCTTTCTGGAAGTAACTCATAGAGGGACATCTCTGTTTGAGGAGTCCCAAGATAAATGATTCGTCCATCAGGTTTCAAGATAGCGTCAAACTCTTTCACTGCTTCAGAGATTTTATCTCTCATAGTCTGGGTCATGGAGTTATTCGGTATTTCTACATCATCTGCAATAACGATGTCTGCTCGGCTACCGGCAAGTTGTCCTGTGATTCCAGCGGATTTAACAGAGGGAGAGTGTGACGCTTTAGCGGGTCTTACATCAAATGAGATTTTAGAGGATCGCTGACCATCACCCGGAACAAGGTGTTGAAGAATAGGAAGTTCTTGGATCAGTCTCATCGTAAACGTAGAAAAGTCATCTGCTCTAATCTTGGATGCACTAACCACCAGAATCTTAATTTCGGGATTCAAATACAACTGGTGACAAGCAAAGGCAGAAGTGATATAGCTTTTCCCTGCACCTCGAAATGCTTGGACCACAATACGCTTCTCGCTGGAGTTTAGGTAGGTAGCCATATCATACTGTACTGGAGTAGGCTCAGGAAGGCCTAGATGGTGCCATACAACGTACAGAAAGTTTCGCAGGTCTCTAAGTTCCTCTTGTATCATAAAGTAGCTGTGGTGACGATTGTATGAATAACTATATATTTATTCCTCTTTAAGCACTAAGTGAGGGTTTTGGTGTTAAGTCAACTTCTTCCTTACATTGTTGCAAGTATCTCCTATAAACTTTCTTCATTATTGGACCTGCATTACGAGTAGTATACTCAAAAGACAATTGAGTTCTAGCTTTATCAATAACACAGTCACACACAAGTGCAACTGCATCACTAGGAATCTTTTGTTGACCTTGGTGACCTCCTTTAAAACATGCCATCCAAAGGATTCTTATGCTTTTAGTATTAAAATTAAGAGTTTTTTCTTCTTTTGCGTATGCAAACCTACTAAAGGTAGTCAAAAAAACACTGATACCAAGAAAGAACAGAATTGGTATTACTATATAGTAATTCTTAGTTCGCATAATTCTCAATTAGTTTACTTCGGGTTGGAAAGGGCATCGACTCCACAAGGTTTCCTAATGGTGATCCAATCACTGGAAGACCTTCTATGTGATTATCTTTTAAGAACTTAATTGCATTTGCCATATCCGAGGGTAGTGCAGTTCCCGACTGAATTCTAGCCATCAGTTCTTCTGCCAGAACTCCATGAAGGTTCTCTAGGATTTCTTGTGTAGCTTTCATTTCTTTGAATAGGGTCCAGAGGGTTTTGGCTTAACTTGTTTTGTTTTTACGGGAACATGAGTTCGGTAACTAGGAGGTTTTGTTAATTTTCCTGAATTTGCTGCCACACTAAGTCCTGATCCCTTAGTTAGAGAGGCATTAATGTATCCTTTGGTTGCTGCTCCTTTTATTTTTAGTGCTGACTGTTTCAACATAAAAACTTCATTAGCAGCATGATCCCTCTGGTTACGTCTATTAACCATTGGAGCCGTTTCAATATAATCGGCCTTCATTCTTTCAAGAGCCCTTTTATTTGCTGGTATATCCGACCAATTTCTTATCTTTTTAGATGCTGCTTTTACAAGAGGTTTTGCAACTTTACTTACAATCTTTAGTCCACTTTTTATAAGAGGGCCACCCGGTAGTGCAGAAAGAGCACCCTCTTGAACTACTGGATTAGAAAAAGTTTCTAGTAAGTTCTTATTATAAGATTTTGCATAATATTTAGCTTTACTTTTTGGGTATGCCATTATTATCTCTTTGCAGTTTTATAGTAAGTATTTCGAGCAGTTATATGTTCTGATTTCTTGACTCTACTAGCACCTTCTTTAAGTAAAAATCCAGCTTCTTTTCTATTTTTCGCAACACCAATTTTCATCATTTCTCTTTTCTGACTTGACCTCTTACGTATTTTTGCTATTGAAGCAGCATCTTTCTGTCTTTTCTGAAGAACTTTAACAGAGGTTACCTTCTTTACTTTTTTCTGTTGTGGTTTCGTTGCATTATCAGCGGTTAAATTATCGGTTGATTGGGGCCATTGTGTGGCTACGATACCAATAGCAGTACCAGCAGCCGCAGCACCTTGTTCTGCTGTAACCAATCGGGATTTAGATACTACACCACCTTTTCCAACTGTACTGTATCCAGAATCAATCCATGCTCCATATTTTCCTTGTCCTCGTTGGTCGGCTCGTGTTCCCTTAGTTGGTCTTCCTAATTGGAGGCGAGCGTCTGGATTTTGAATTACATGAGAACTTTTAGCATCATTTGCTTTTCCTAGCCATCCTTTTTTTGAGGAGATGACTCCTTTTCTGTTTTGCCATGTATATGTAGGTGCATGAACTTTTCGGACTGCTGTTAATGCTTTATTAACAGAACTAGATAGTCCCGGTCCACCTCCACCGGGTCGCATTGCTGCGAGTTCGTTTTTAAGTGTCCACGGTCTTCCGGTTACTGGATCGGTTGTTTTCATTGTTGTTTTTTATAGCGGCGTGTTTTACTTTTTGGATCACCAATTATAGTATTTGTGATTTTCTTTCCTAAATTCCCCCAAGTTCCAAGGCGTTTTGTATTTAAAACATATTTACCAAATCCATAATTTTCTTTTTTTTCTTGTACTGCTTCATGGATTTTCTGTTTATCTCCACCACTGGGGGTAAAACGGTTCCCACGCGCAGGATAGGCATTCGGTTTCCACGGTAACTCTTTTAATTTATTCTGCCATTTTATCAACTCACTTTCTTTAGACTTACTAGATTTTTTTGGAATTTTTAAAATATTAGATTTTTTCATTGTAGTCCATTTTCATAGATAACTCCCTTTTTAGGAGAACGACTTGCTCTTAAAATATTCTTACGATTAACTCCACTAAGACAATAAGAGACATGAACCCAACCTGAAGTTGGATTATTTGGTGTATAGAACTCAAGGATACATTGGTCAAACTCAAGATTACCAATGATCCACTTTGCAAGAAGAAGATTATCGAGTGCAGGACATTCAATGTCGGCTGCCATACCAAGAGTGTGCTGACTACTATCTTTGGAGCCAATAGTACGATTCAACTCTTGGACTCGTAGTCCTGAATTGATCATCACCGAACCATGAGTATTCCTAATTGGTTGCAGAACACAACTGGTTAGTGCAGTCAGGTTTACCAGTTGTTCTTGGGTTGGATTATTATCAATTCCAAGACGTAGTGCAGTAGTTGACTTGGTTAGTTCCTTAAGACTAAAGTTTTTACTGAGTCTCATTCTAATTCAGGAATTCCTTAAGACTTTTAAATGAGTTATCTGGCATCATATCTACTACACTATCTAGTAGTTCTCTTTGATTCTCATCTAGATTATCATTAATTGCTTCTTCAACATGTTCTTTTGCTAGACTTTGTGCCTCCGAGACAATCAAAGATTTAAATAGGTTAAGTAGTATTGTTTCCATTATTGTTATTTCCGTTATTAGTTTCAGATTCATTGCTAAACCAGTAGGAACTAGATTTACCAAAGTTAAGTATTAGACCTCCAAGAACCACAGAAAGAGCGTTTTGCATATCTTTTGCAAGTTCTCCTCCTCCAAATATTAGATAGACTACATACCCAATCAGTCCAATTTCCATGAGTGTAAGTAAACTTCTTGTACTCCATCTCAATATAAATATTCTACTATTTTCGTCCATATAATTCTATTTCTCTTTCAAGTCCTTCAAGACGACCATCCATTTTTGCAAGAGTTTTTGTACATTCCATGAGGGCATCATCAATTTTATCAAGTCTTTTAAAGATTGCACTTTGTGTTCTATCTTGTCTATCGGTTTGTTTATTAATAAATTTAAAGAGAACAAATCCAAGACCAAATGCTGCAAGTCCTGCAACACCGGCTTGCGAAAAGATCATCTGAATTATATCGGTTGGTCCTTCTGTACTACCAGCAAAAGGAGGACTTGGAAAGTCGTACTGTGAAAATTCGCCACTCATAAGTACTTTCTATAGACATGTTTCAATTTCGTGTCGCAATAAGTCCTATAAGTGCGACATGTTTTGTCGTTTTGTGGAACACTCAGGACAA